CCAATGAACCAATCACTGCCATTTGTATTACACGTGTCGGTGGTAAAACAATCGTAATGGGTTGTGGTGAATATATTAATAATGATGATAACGTTACATACATTAAATGCCGTGATGAGTATGACCTTTGCAAAACATTTATCAACCACTGGTCAAATAATTGTCCAGATGTTATAAGTGGTTGGAATATTAAGTTCTTTGATATTCCATATTTGGTCAATCGTCTATCACGTATCCTTGGTGAAGATGACACAAAAAAGTTGTCACCATGGAATATGATTTCTGAACGCAAGGTCATGGCCATGGGTCGTGAAAACATTGCATATGAATTGTTGGGTGTTGCGACACTTGACTATATTGAATTGTACAGATGGTATGCGCCGGGTGGTAAATCACAAGAGTCATATCGTTTGGATAATATTGCGAACGTTGAGATTGGTGAGAGTAAGATTTCATATGATGAGTATGACAACTTGCACCAGTTGTATCGTTTGAATTACCAAAAGTTCATTGAGTATAATATTAAAGACGTAGCATTGATTCTGAAACTAGACGACAAGTTGAAGTTGTTAGAATTGGCACTTACTCTTGCTTATGATACGAAGTGTAACTATGATGATGTATTTGCACAAACTAGAATGTGGGATGCAATGACATATGGTTACTTGTTGAACCGTAATATCATTGTGCCACCAAAGGTTATGAAAGACAAAGATGCTGCTTTCGAGGGTGCTTATGTTAAAGACCCACAAAAAGGAATGCATAAATGTGTTGCTTCATTTGACTTGAACAGTTTGTACCCACACTTGATGATGCAATACAACATCTCACCTGAGACATTAATTGAGCCTGAAGACTACACACAAGATATGCGTGACATTATTATGCGTGGTGTAAGCGTTGATAAACTGTTGACTAAATCAGTTGACCTATCAAAGATGAGTGGTTATACTATCACACCGAATGGGCAGTTCTTCAGTACGACCAAACAAGGTTTCTTACCAAAGATGTTGGAAGAAATGTATATTGATCGTTCTAAGTTTAAAAAGATGATGATTCAGGCGAAGAAAGATTATGAAGTTGAAACTGATGAGACAAAGAAGAATGAATTAGATAAACGAATTGCTAGGTATAATAACCTACAACTAGCAAAGAAGGTGTCTCTGAATTCGGCATACGGTGCCTTAGGCTCCAAGTATTTCCGATTCTATGATTTACGACAAGCTCTTGGCGTTACCTCTGCGGGTCAACTTAGTATTAAGTGGATTGAAAATAAAATCAATTCTTACATGAACAAACTATTAAAGACCGACAAAGATTATGTTATCGCCTCAGACACAGATTCGATTTATCTCCGTCTTGGTGAGCTTGTTGATAAAGTGCATCCGAAAGAATCAAACGTACAACAGATTATCCAATTCATGGATAAAGTATGTGAGCAGAAGATACAACCATTTATTGATGAGAGTTACCAGGAACTTGCTACGTATGTTAATGCGTATGCCCAAAAGATGCAAATGAAACGTGAAGGTTTGTCCGACAAAGGTATTTGGACTGCCAAGAAACGTTACATTCTTAATGTATATAACAATGAGGGTGTTCAATACAACGAACCACATATGAAGGTGATGGGACTTGAGATGATTAAGTCTTCTACACCGGCTGCGATTCGTGAGAAGATGAATACCTTAATTAAAATGGTGATGCTTGGTACCGAAGAAGAGGTACAAGACTTCATACAAACCTTTAGAGAAGAATTTAAATCTTTACCTGCTGAAGATATTTCTTTTCCAAGAGGACTTAATGGCTTGAAAACTTATTCTGATTCTGTTACAATGTACAAGAAGGGTACTCCGATTCATGTTCGTGGTGCCATCGTGTACAATCATTTCCTGAAGCAGTATAAATTGGATAAGAAGTATCCATTGATTCAAGAAGGTGAGAAACTCAAGTTCACATACTTGAAAGTTCCAAACCATTTCAAAGAGTCAGTCGTATCTTTTCCAGGTCGATTGCCAAAAGAATTCAATCTACAAGAGTATATTGATTATGACACACAGTTTGATAAGTCTTTCCTCGAACCAATCAAAGTGATTTTAGATTGTATTGATTGGAAAACAGAGAAGACTAATTCATTGGATAGTTTTTTTAACTAAAGGAATATTATGAGTTTATTAGATAAAATTAAAAAGAACAGTACGATTAAAGACAGTGCTGTGCTTGCAACATCAAAGTTCTTTACCAAAAAGGATATGATTTCAACATCTATCCCAATGATAAACGTGGCGTTGTCAGGTCGTTTAGATGGTGGTCTAACCCCAGGTCTTACAATGTGGGCAGGTCCTTCTAAACACTTCAAGACTGCTTTCAGTTTGCTGATGGCCAAGTCTTACATGGACAAGTACCAAGATTCAGTAATGTTGTTTTATGATTCTGAGTTTGGTACTCCACAGTCCTACTTTGATACATTTGGTATTGATACTGAACGTGTCTTACACACACCATTGACTGACATTGAGCAGTTGAAGTTTGACATTATGAAACAACTTGAGGGGTTTGAACGTGGCGAGCATATTATTATTGTTATTGATTCTATTGGTAATCTTGCGTCTAAAAAGGAAGTAGATGATGCATTAGAAGGCAAGTCAGTTGCTGATATGTCACGTGCAAAACAGGTGAAGAGTTTGTTCCGTATGGTCACACCACACTTGTCACTCAAAGATATTCCAATGGTAGTTGTTAATCACACCTACAAAGAAATTGGAATGTTCCCTAAAGACATTGTTGGTGGTGGCACAGGCAGTTACTATTCTGCCGACAACATCTTTATTCTTGGTCGCCAGCAAGAGAAGGATGGAACTGAATTAACTGGTTACAATTTTATTATCAATGTGGAGAAATCACGATATGTTAGGGAAAAATCAAAGATACCTGTTTCTGTATCTTTTGACGGTGGCATTAGCAAGTGGTCTGGCTTACTTGATGTTGCTCTTGAATCTGGCCACGTAGTCAAACCATCCAATGGTTGGTACTCACGTGTCAACAAAGAAACTGGTGAAATTGAAGACAAGAAGTTCCGTGAAAAGGATACTAATACCGAAGAATTCTGGTCTAGTATGCTCGTCAATGAATCATTTAAAGAATCTGTAAGGAAGAAATATGAAATCGCTTTTGGCAACATTATGGGAGAAGATTTCAATACGGCAGAAGCAGAAGAAGCTTGAGTACAAGTTTCTGAACTTACCTGAAGAAGACTCCACGATGGTAGAAATTACCGGTGGTAAGTATTCAGGTGTAGTATTCTCGTATGGTCATGTTAGATTTGAAGAAGGCGAATTAGGTCAACTACAGTTTACCTATAACATTCACAATCCAGGTCAACATGGCCATGCAAGCTTGCTAACTGACCAAGAATATCATACAATGATGGGAGACATTCTCACAGATATTATTATTAATCAAGAAAGCCATAATGAACAGACTAGAACACTCGATTCTAAAGAATCTGATTTACAATGAAACGTTTGCTCGTAAAGTTTTGCCGTTTCTCCGTACAGATTATTTCTCAGACAATACCGAAAAAGTAGTTTACAAAGAAGTTGATGAGTTTATCAACAAGTACAATAGTCTACCGACACACGAAGCACTCATCATTAATCTTACAGAGAGTAAGAAGTTAACTGAGCAAGAAGTTCGCAATTCCATGGAATTGTTGCAGAATATCAATCAGCACAAAGATGAACCAACCGAAATGAAATGGTTGGTTGAACAGACTGAGAAGTTCTGCCAAGACAAAGCAATCTACAATGCCATCATGGAATCTGTATCGATTCTAGATGACAAAGGTGATAAGAAAGCCAAAGGTGAGATTCCAAAGATTCTTAGTGATGCCTTGGGTGTATCATTTGACCCTAATGTTGGTCACGATTACATTGATGACTTCTCAAATCGTTATGACCTGTACCACAAAGTTGAGTCACGTGTTAAGTTTGACCTTGATATCTTCAATAAGATTACCAAAGGTGGTCTGCCAATTAAGACATTGAATGTTGCACTTGCAGGCACTGGTGTTGGTAAGTCTTTGTTCATGTGTCACGTTGCTGCAAGTTGTTTATCTAATGCACAGAATGTTTTGTACATCACCATGGAAATGGCTGAAGAAAAGATTGCTGAACGTATCGATGCCAACTTGTTGAATGTGACAATGGATGAACTACACGTAATGTCTAAAGATGATTATGTACGTAAGTTTGGTGTACTAAAGAACAAGACACAAGGCAAGTTAATCATCAAAGAGTATCCAACTGCCGCAGCCAATGCACTCCACTTCCGTGCTTTGTTGCAAGAGTTACAGTTGAAGAAAAGTTTTAAACCAGATATTATCTTTATTGACTATTTGAATATTTGTTCATCTTCACGTATCAAACCTGGTGGTTCTGTTAACTCATATACATATATTAAATCTATTGCTGAAGAGTTGCGTGGTCTTGCCGTTGAAGCAGGCCTGCCAATTGTAACTGCGACACAAACAACTAGGTCTGGTTTCACCAACACCGATGTTGACTTGACAGACACAAGTGAATCGTTTGGTTTGCCTGCGACTGCCGACTTTATGTTTGCGTTGATTAGTACAGAAGAACTGCAACAATTGAACCAGATTATGGTGAAACAATTGAAGAATCGTTATTCAGACCCTAGTGTATTCAAACGTTTCATTGTTGGTATTGACCGGTCAAAGATGCGACTATATGATACTGAACAATCTGCACAGACCGATATCTCAGATTCTGGTCAACCAGATAAACCACTAAGTACATTTGGTAATAGAGAACGTAGAAATAAATTTGACGGAATTAAAGTATGAGTTTAACAGTAGAACAAGGTGCTTATGTTGCCAATGTATTCTCGGAATATTTCGATAAGTTTGGCCGCATAGATGAATATATGCGTGAACAGAAACTGGCAGCAATGTCAGAAAGACCATTCACGTTACCTGGATGTGGACCAGAAGAAGACTTGTTCTCCGACTTTACAATGTCACCGGCAGATATGCAATTTGAGGTTGTTGATTTGCCTCAAGATCGATGGGACATTTACCTTGATATGATATCGTCACATTCAAACATGACAAGTATACCCGGTCGTTGTCTACGATTGGCAATCTTAGAGAAGAAGTCTGGAAAGTGGTGTGGTTTCATTCGTCTTGGTTCTCCAGTCATCAACTGCAAGCCACGAAATCAAATGCTTGGACAAGTGTTTACGCAAGTTCAAGGCGGTGCTCAGAGGTTCAATCAATGTGCTGCGATGGGTTTTGTTATTGTACCTGCACAACCATTTGGGTATAATTACCTTGGTGGCAAACTGTTGGCTGCGATTTGTACCTCACATGAAGTTCGTGAGATGTTGAACCAGAAATACAAGATGACAACCTGTTTGTTTGAGACTACCAGTTTGTATGGTTCATCTAAGGCAGTATCACAGTATGACGGCATGAAACCATTGATTCGTTTCAAAGGTCTAACTGATTCAGATTTCTTACCGATGTTGCATGGCCAAACTTATACCGACTTGAAAAACTATGTTGAAAAGATTATTGGTGAACCACTTGCACCAGAAGATGCATCATCACGTAAGTTGAAAATCTCCAATCATATCATATCATTAACTAAAGTGGCACTTAAAGGCACACCAGAAGGTGCCAAGTTTGCACAGACGATTGAGAATGCCAAGAATCTGAACGAACAGAAACGTTACTTTATCTCTGATTATGGTTACAAAAACATGGTTGATTTTGTCAATGGTAAGACCGACAAGTTATTACCTGGTGAAAACTATGAGAAGTTTCATTTAAACAACATCATTGAATGGTGGCGTAAGAAAGCCATCAATCGATTCGAGACATTGAAGACTGAAAATCGTATCAGGACCGAACAAGAAGTTTGGACCGGTGATAAAGTGCTTGACATTATTCGGTAACCTGGTAGGATAAATACTTGGTTGAGGAGACCGAGTATGAAAATTCCATCAAAAGTTAATGTAGATACCGAAAGCAAGCAGTCTGGTGCCGGTGCGGAAGTGACTGCATTGGCCGAAAGTATGCAGGCCTATGCTTGTGCAACAAGGCAACATTTTGGTAAACCATTAACTGATGTGTCTCAAGTTACAAAGGCCACAATTGCTGATGCTGATTGTGACAGAACACTTGAGGCTTGCATGAAAGGTCTAGATGAGAATTGGTTCAGAAGTGTTATCTTAACTGCCAATTTAATTTTTGATGAAGTACCTGGAGCCAAGATTGGTAAGAATTTTAAGTTTTATCGTGGTGGTGCTTTAGTGAATGCCATCTATGATAACTGGCGCAATTTTAAAAAAGGCAGTGGTATTACTGGCGATGACAAATGGAATCCTGCCGACATTTGGATGATTAAAAAGAGTTTTAAGTTAGAAAAAAACTTTGCAACATTAGGTGAATACAATCGATATGTCTTTGATGAGTTTGCTAAAACAAACATGATTGGTATTTCATTAAAGAAAATTGGGCCAAAAGATACTCCACATTCCAAGTTCTTCAACAATGGTAAACCACTTGTTGCTGTGTTCACTGGTGTTAAACTTGGTGCGAATATGAGAGACTCAAAAGATATATACATTCAGTACAAGTCTGAAGGTAATCCAGGTGAGGTACAGTTCCGTAACTTCTCTAGTCGTGCGGTGCCTTCTTCTTGGCAAGGTGAGATTAAAGGCAAGGCTGCTGCAGGTGGTAAAATTGGTGGTGGTATTGTATTCGAAGGTGCAATTGAAGCCGGTGTTGCTAGAGCAAAGTTAACATTACCAAATCAAGTACCTATTGAGAAACCAACTGATGCTGATTTTAAAAAGTTTGCAATGATGTTTAAAGAGTTATCTGGTTCAAAAGAAAAGATTGAAACATTGATTACTCAAGCAAAAGCAGGACAGAGACAGGATAAAACTTGGTGGATGTCCAAGTATATTGGTATAGATTTAGTTTATACTGTGATTAAAGAAAAGAAAATGGATGCATTGTGTAAATACATATATGAATATGCATCGTCAGCAACTAAGAACAGTAGCATTTTTATAAAGTACAGCTAATGAAATTTTCAGAATTTATAACCGAATCAAAAAAAGAAGGTGCCAATCTTCACCTCGAACACATTGAGGATGAGGTGTTGAATCGTGGTGTTGCCGGCACACGTGATGCAATTAACTTTCTGCAATCGTTACGTGATATGTTGGCAGGCAATTCATCATCTAAAGTAAACGTCACAACAAAATGGGATGGTGCACCTGCAGTTTTTTGTGGTATCAATCCAGACAATGGCAAGTTCTTTGTTGGTACTAAAGGTGTCTTCAATGCAAACCCTAAGTTAAACTATACTGATGATGATATTGACACGAATCATCCAAGTGGTGGCTTGAATGCCAAACTTAAAGTCGCACTACGTTACCTGCCAAAACTAGGCATCAAAGGTGTTCTGCAAGGCGACATGATGTTTTCTAAAGGTGATATCAATACACAATCGATTGATGGTGAAGAATACATTACCTTCCAACCAAATACGATTGTGTATGCTGTACCATCAGATTCAAAACTGGCCAGAGCAATGACTTCTGCACAGCTGGGTATTGTCTTTCACACTTCGTACACAGGCAAAACATTCTCTGACATGAAGGCATCATTCAATATCGATATCAATCACTTGACTTCAACTAAAGATGTTTGGTTCCGTGATGCATACTTTGTTGACGCATCTGGCACAGTCACATTCACAGAGCAAGAAACAAAGGTATTGACTTCACAACTGTCACTTGCAGGCACAACATTTCAATCTATCAATGCACTAACACTTAATAGAATTGCCTCAAGTGAGATAGTACTCACTTACATTAAGACATTCAATAACACCAAAGTGCGTGAAGGTAAAGAGATTAGAGATACTACTGCACACACAAACGATTTGATTCGTTGGGTTGAGGCCAAGTTGAACAAAGATATCTCTGATGCCAAGAAAGAAGAAACTAAACAGAAACGAATCAAAGAGAAGACCGAGATTATGCGTTTCTTCCGTGGTTCGGCAAGAGATTTGAAGAACATCTTTGATTTAATGAATCACTTGGTTGCATCCAAGAATATGATTGTTAGTAAGTTACAACAAATGAAACAAGTAACAAATACATTCCTACGTACAGATGATGGTTTCAAAGTCACCAATCCAGAAGGTTTCGTGGCCGTAGATAAGTTGAAAGGTAATGCAGTTAAACTAATTGACCGATTAGAATTTGCTCATGCTAATTTTAATGCTGCAAAAAACTGGTCGAAATAAAATCAATGGACTAAATAAGATATGACGACAAAAATCAACCTATCCAACATCGACAGCGAACAAGATTATTCTTCGTTAGCTACAACACTATTTGCGAAAGCTAACGTTGCGGCCAATATTGCTAACACGGCACTTGCAACAGCTTCGACAATCCTAAAAGTAACTTCTATTGTTTATCCAGGTAATGACACTGCTGCTGATACTGCTGGTGGTCAAACTATCACATTAACTGGTACTGGATTTGTGAGTGGTGCTAGTGTGTTGCTCAATGGTTCTGCTGTTGGTGTGGTTTCGGTTGCAAACTCAACGACACTTACATTCACTAGTCCTTCAGCAAATGCTGGTAGTTATGTAATCTATATTGTAAATCCAGATGGTGGAACTGCTATTTCTATTCCAGGTATTCAGTACAGTGGAACACCAACATGGACTACTGCTGCTGGTAGTTTAGGTAGTTTGTATGAAACTGCTGCGTTTGGCAATACAGTAGTTGCAACTGGTGATACAGTTACATACAGTTTACAGTCTGGCACACTACCTCCTGGTGCCACGTTCAGTAGTAATGGAACAATCACTGGTACAAGTTCAACCTTATCGAGTCCAACAACATACACGTTTACTGTTAGAGCAACTGATGCTCAAAATCAGGACACAGATCGTTCTTTCAGTATTACTATTAATCCTGATGCCGTAACTTGGTCTTCACCAACAACAAATACTTCTTACACATTATCACCAAATGTTGCAATGTCTAATATATCATTAGTGGCAACAAGTGCAGCTGGCGCAAACATTTTTTATTCAGCAAACACTTTGCCAACTGGAGTTTCATTATCTGGCAACACAATTTTTGGAACACCAACAGTATCAAATGAAACAAGAACTTCTTTATTGACAGCAAGCGCCAACACAACGGGTGAATCCGCAAATGTTGTGGTTAATTGGAGTGTAAGTGTAACTGGTGAACCATTTTTTATGTATAATAGTTTGTTATTGTCTGGTGACGGAACAAATAACGCACATAACAATACATTTTTAGATAGTAGTACAAACAACTTTACTATTACTCGTAATGGTAATACAACACAAGGTACGTTTAGTCCTTATGGTGCCAATTGGAGTAACTACTTTGATGGTGTTGATGATTATTTATATGTATCAGATAACAGTGCATTTTCCTTGGGAAGTTCAAATTTTACCATGGAGGCTTGGATATACCCAACAGCCACTGGAAATTTTCCTGTTATTGCTTCTCAGTACCAAACTGGAAGCACCAGTTTCTTTTGGTCATTAGGCCAGAACACAGCTCCTGTATCTCCTAGAGATGTTAATTTCTATGCGTACCACTCAAGTGGAAACACTTTATTAAACGCATCGAATGTTGTAGTATTAAACACATGGAGTCACCATGCTGTTGTTCGCAACTCCAATACACTAATATATTATATAAACGGTGTATCAGTGGCAACAGCAGCACTTTCCAATGCTTTAAATGATTCATCCGCTCTCGTTACAATTGGAAACGGAGGTGATACCGGTTACGTCACTTATCCTTTCACCGGATATATTTCTAATTTGCGTATTGTTAAAGGCACAGCCGTTTATACAAGCAGCTTTACTCCAAGTACAACTCCTTTAACAGCAATTGCAAATACAAGTTTATTAACCTGCGCTGACAACAGATTTATTGATGACAGTACAAACAACTTTGCTGTCACAAGGTTCGGGAACGTAAGTGTTCAACGTTTCAGTCCATTCAGTCCTAGTGCAGTTTACTCTAACAGCACAATCGGTGGGTCAGGATACTTTGATGGTAATGGGGATTATTTAAGTGTAGCAAGTAACGCGGCATTTAATGTTTCTTCAAATAATGTAACAGCAGAAGCATGGGTATATCTCACAGCATTTAATACTGGTGGTAGCCCGTATATTAGTACTATATGGAGTTTAGACAGTAGTGGTTCACAAAACACATTTGCTTATATATATAATTCAGGTGCAATTGCCGTAGGTATTAATGGTGTCAATGAAATAGCATCATCGGCGGGTGTAATATCATTAAACACTTGGTACCATACGGCAGTAGTTCGTAATGGTTCAACTACAACCATTTATGTAAATGGTGTTAGCGTAGCAACAAACACAACATCAGTTTGGCCAAACACAGGTTCACGCCCATTTTTAGTGGGATCAACCTCACAAAGTGCAAATTATTATTTAAAGGGATATATTAGTAATGTGCGATTTGTTAATGGTACTGCTGTTTACACAAGTGCATTTACACCGCCGACAAGTCCAGTGACAGCAATTACCAATACTTCAATCTTGTTAAATTACACCAACGCTGGTATTATTGATAACACAATGATGAACAACTTAGAAACAGTCGGCAATGCACAAATATCTACTACACAAAGTAAGTTTGGCGGAAGTAGTATGTATTTTGATGGTAATGGTGATTATTTAATTGTATCTCCTAATGTAACTAATAATTTAGGTACCGGTGATTTTACAATTGAATCATGGGTATATTTAACGTCAGGATCTACATATCAATTTTTAATAGGTGCAACTGGTGATGGAGGAATGCAGGTTGGATTAAATGTTCCTATAAGTGGAACACCAACAATTGCTGTTGCAATTGCTAATGGAGCTTGGATTTTAAATTTTGGTGCTAGTATTTTAATATCATCAAATACGTGGACTCATGTTGCTGTAACCAGATCCGGAACAACAAATAGAGCATTTATTAACGGTGTACAACTTGGATCAAACATAACCGATTCAACGAATTGGGCATTTACAAATAATACTCTACAAGTTGGCGCAACTTTAGGTGTGGCACCATTAAACGGTTATATAGACGACTTAAGAATAACAAAAGGTTATGCACGTTATACAAGTAACTTTACTGCTCCGACCACTGCTCACGTTAAACAATAAGTACTAGCATAAATATAACAAAAGAGAATCTAGATGCCTTTAACGAATATTAAAATCCGAAAAAAGACCAACACGCAGACCAATTCTTATACTGGTGTGGATGGTGAAGTCACTATTGATACCGATAAGAAAGTCATTGTTATACATGATGGTTCTACTGCCGGTGGATTTCCGTTGGCTCTACAATCTCAAGCTAATGCTGCTGGTTCTTATGCTAACTCCGCATATGCAGCTGCTAATAATGCAACTGATACTTGGGTAAGAAATGCGGCCAATGCTGCTGGTTCTTATGCTAATTCAGCTTACTCCAAGGCCAACTCAATTTCTGCTGGTATTACATTTACTGCCAATTCTGGTGTTCCAACCACAGCCAACGTTGGTGACCAATGGTGGTCAACTACCGATGATATACTTTACGAATATATAAATGATGGTACTTCAAACGTTTGGCTGGACATTTCATCTTCTGCCATAACAAGTACAGCTGCTGCATCTTCTTCTTCAACAAATAACGCAAGG